GCCATCTATACGGCGGCGTCCGTGGCACCAATGCCCGGTGCTGCCGTCGCCACGTTTATCGGGACCGGTACGGCCGAGTCCCGCTTGACGGCTGCCGGTGTAGGCTCAACCTCCCTGATCGGTATCAGTACAGCGGTTGCCGATACTACGTCGGCTGGGTCCAGCACTGCATCATTTACCGGCGCTGGTAGGTCTGCGGCCGGGGCGCTGTCGGATGGGTCCAGCACGGCAGCATTCAGCGCCGTTTACACAGCGGCATCCGTGGCGCCGATGCCCGGTTCCGCCACGGCCTCATTCGTTGGAATCAGTACCGCCGAGTCCCATTCGACAGCTGCTGGTGCTGGCTCAACCAGCTTGATCAGCTCCAGCGTTGCGATTGCTAGCACGGTGGCGGCCGGTTCCAGCACGATAATATTTACCGGTGCCGGTAATGCCAGTGCCGCCAGTAGCATGGGCGGTACATCGACTACCGCGTTTGTTGGCGAATACGCGGCACTGGCCCAGATCTCGGTCCCCGGTTCAGCCACATTTGCGGCGGTCAGCATCTCCAGCGCAGCCAGCCCGTTTGTTGCAAGCGGGTCATGTTCGGCGGCATTCGTCGGCGCCAGCACGTCGATATCGTCGCTGCTGGTCGCTGGCGCGTCCGCTGTGGTGGTTGAAGGCCAGACCGGCATCTTCATCACCCTGACCACCGCTGGCACCGGGTCGATGAATTCGGTGATAGCGTCGCACAACGCGTCGGCCCTCACCGCTTCCGGCAGCGGTTCGATGTCGGCAGGCAGCCACTCGATTGCCGAGGCAGCGTTCCTGGCTGCTGGTTCATCGATTGTCGAATTTGTCAATCCAACCACCGTGATCGATATGGTGGGGGAGTATGATCCAGTGATCGATTTCGTAGGGGGAGGCGGAGAAGTGGCCTTCGAAGTAAACATCGGCGGTAATGGCTCCCTGTTCGTCGGGGAAGATAAGCTGCTGCGAATGGAAGTGGTGGACGACAGCGGCAAGCCGGTCAATATGGCCGGTGTCACCATCCTGCTCGATATCAGAAAGACGGACGACGCCACTGAGCCAGCGATCGTGAGCAAGGTCGGCAGTGTGACCGGCGCCTTCGATCCTGTGCGCGGCAGCAATGCCCAGCGGGTGCTGTTCCTGCTGACCGACGACGATATGAACCTGTTCTATGCTCGCAACTACCGGCATAGCGTCAAGTCGATGGATACCGATTTCGAGACGTTGCTGGCGTACGGCTACTTCACGCCACAGAAAGCGACGGCCCCATAATGGCATTCACTTACAGTTCCGGGCTGGAACGCGAGAAAGATCAGGTCCGGTTCCTGATTCAGGACCTGAACGATACCAGCCCGATGTTCCAGGATGAAGAGATTGACTGGGTGCTGACGCAAGAGGCCAACGTCTATATGGCGGCGGCGTCATTGTGTGACATCCGGGTAACGCAGGTCGGCGGTGGCGGCAAGGGTATCAAGCGCAAGAAGGTGGGCGACCTCGACATCACCTACAACGCCGACCACTTCAAGTCGCTGGCAGCAAACCTCAGGGCTCGAGGTCTGGGTCATCAGGTTCCGTACGCTGGCGGTATCAGCGTTGGTGACAAGACCGCACAGAAGCAGGACAACGACTGGGTGCGACCGGCAGTGCCGCGTGGCATCTTGGAGAATCCGACTGCGCCGAAGCCCGACCAGCCATCGAGTTCAAACGATCCGACCTCGGTGATATAAAATGGCTGTCAGCGACTGGGAAGACTTCATGCCGGAATCGGTCAACATCAAGGAGCGTACCGGCTTGAGCGTGTCAGGGGTGCCGACCTATGAACCGGATGGTACCAACTTCGTGGCCCGGATCGAACTGAAGAACCGGTTGATCGTGGCCAATGATGGTCGGGAGGTGATGGCGCGTGGTCGAGTCTATCTCGGTACCACCACCATCATCGACATCCGGTCACAGCTGACGTTGCCGACCGGCTATGTTCCGGCGTCGCCGCCGATCCTGGCAGTGAACATCGCTGCTGATGAAAGCGGCACCCATCACGTCGTATTGGAGATCGGCTAATGGCGGTATTCAAAGCTCCGATGCAGCAGTCCGACAAGGACGCGCTGGCAAAGGAGATGAAGAAGCGGGCGCCAACAGTCGATTACCAGAGCGGCGGATTCAACGCGGCTGTTAACATCCAGCTGAATGGGCTACAGTCGCTAATTGATAACCTGAAGGACCTGCCCAAATATGCCATCGATGCGGCCGGGTCGGAATTGCAGAACATCTGCCGGGACATAATCGTTGACTCCCGTACCAACTATGTACCGTACGAATATGGTGACCTGCAGGATTCGGCCGGGTGGGACGAGTGGAACGAGGCCACCATGTCCGCCAAGGATATAATCGAGATGCGGGTGTGGTTCGGCGCCGAGTTGAAAATCAAGCAGTCGCGCAAGGCGATCAAGGCCGCGATCAAGGCTGCTACCAACGAGGGCGCAACCAAAGACGTCGATCCCAGCGTGTATGCGTGGGAGCAGCACGAGAACCTGAGCTTCAACCATCCCAACGTTGGTGTGGTTACTAATCCCCAGAACAAGTATCTGGAGAAGCCGTTCCTCGATATGGAACCCAAGATTCTGGGCCGCGTCGCTACTGCGATCAGCAGGGTATGGGGGTCCGACCTGCTGGGCAGCATACTGACGTCATCGGCACATGTCTCTACCCTGGAACCAGTGTTTGTTCTCAAGGATGACCAGTAATGGTATTACCTGAGCTTGTAAGCTGGTTGGTTGCGGACGGCTACGGCACTGCCGGGGTTGACCTGTTTTATGGCATCGAGCCCGGTGATCCGGACACCATGACCTGCCTGCATGAGTACGCCAGCCTGCCGGTTGAGATGGTGCTGGGCAAGCCGACGGTCAACATGGAAGTGATCATGGTGCAAGCGGTGGTGCGCGGCGAACCGTACCAGTACGACGAGCCGCGACTGAAGGCCAACCAGCTGGTCGATTCGTTTGTGAAGATGGGGGAGACGACGATACTGGGGGTGCGATACCACGCCATCATGGCGTTGCAGTCGCCATTCATGATCAGCCCAGACGCCAACTTTCGTAATTCGTTCCGGGTAAACTTTCGGGTATGGAAAGACCCGAGCACCAGTTAGGGGGCAGCATGGCAAACGACTATACAACCTGCAATACCTGTCATCGGTCGGTAATGGCGTCCGATGTAGACGAATGGGGCAACTGCGAGTACTGCCGGTCGGCACCAGCGGCGCCGTCGCCCAAGCCGGACAAGGCTGAGCCAGCGAAAAAGGATGCCAAGTGAAGATCCTGTTCGTCAACGCTGCAGTCAGTATGTCGATCTCGGACGTGGCTCGCGGCTACCGTAGTGCCCTGATCAACCAGGGCCATGAGGTCGCGGACTACGACATGCAACGCCGGATGTCATATCACTTCCGGGCGCTACCGCCGGAAGTGTCGTCGAATGTGGAAGTGCTGGCCCGGTTTGCGTCCGAAACGATCGTGGTCGAGGCGATGACCCGCAATGTCGATGTGGTGGTGATCATCTCCGGCCTCAACGTCCACCCGGTGGCGTTGTGGTTGCTGGGCAAGATTGGTGTGCCGATTGCGGTGGTGCTGACCGAGTCGCCGTACGACGACGAGCCACAGGCCGAATGGACCAGCGCAGCCAAGATGTCGTCGCTGGGCTCTAGCCCTAACATTACGGTGTTCACCAATGACCGGTTCTCGGCCAGCAAGTTTGATGACTGGCACCTGCTGCCGCCAGCATTCGACGTGGCTGTGCACAAGCCGCTGCCGCATAACCCGGAGCTTGCCAGTGACGTGTTGATTATTGGCACCGGCTGGGTTGAGCGCCAGATGTTCCTTGAAGCAGTGGACTGGTCTGGCATCGACCTGCAGATCTTCGGCGTATGGCCGCGTCTGGGCGACAGTCCGGACAGCCCGATCTACAAGTACTATCGGCCGCTGGTGGTCAACAATGAGCACGCAGTGGAGATGTACAGTAGCGCCAAGATCTGCTTGAACTTCCACCGGTCGAGTCTGATAGCGCAGACCCCTAACCCGCGCACCTATGAGTTGGCGGCGTGTGGGGCGTTCCAGCTGTCGGATTCACGGCCGGATCTGGTGGAGTTATTCGGTGACAGCATACCGACGTTCCGTAATCCGGCTGAACTTGGCCAACTGGTGCGGTATTACCTCAATTATCCGGAAGCCCGGGCGCACCTCGCCAGTCTGGCAATGGAGCGTGTAAAGAACGAGACGTTTGACCGTCGTGCGGCCGACATGATTGCCGTGCTCACCGGGGGAAACCGGGATGCGAGTGTGGGAATATTGGTAGCCAAATAAAGGAGAATGAGAAGTGTCACACATTCACGGTAAAAACGCGGTTATCTACCTCGGCGCGGCCGGGGCAGCCGCCATCAACATCGGTGAGCAGATCGACTGGTCACTCGATTTTGACATGGCGATCGTTGACGTGTCGCCGCTGAACCTCACCTGGAAGCAGTACGTGAAGGGCATGTTCGGCTATTCAGCGTCGTTCAACGGCAACTTCGACACGTCGTCAACCCAGCTGTGGCTGGCGTCGCTGAGTTCGGTCCCGGAAAAGTTCTACCTGTACCCGGATCTCAGCACCACCGGCCGCTACTACTACGGCACGGTCTGGGTCCAGCTGACCAAGGTCGCATCGGGCAGCACGTCGGCCAAGGCGTCCAGCAGCTTCAAGGCCACGGGCGACGGCACATTGGGCTACAACTAACCAGGGTTGACCAGTGAGAGCCACTGGCAACCAGGGTAAGTTAAAAGTGGGGTTCCAGGATGCTGTGACGTTGGGCTCCTGGAACCTCGAACTGGATCAGAGTACAATCGGGGCCGTCTACGCTGATATCCGGGCCAAGATTGGTAAGATCGACCAGTTCTGGCACACCCAGTCGCCGCAGCAGCTGGGGCTGTGGATGGGGCAAGCGTGGTGGGTATGGTCCGATATCGAGGTAGAGTATGGCGATCGGTCGGTAGACATCCGGGCAGTGGGCAACCCGGTTGCGATGGTAACCTTCTAGACAGGAGACAGGCATGGACATGGTGAAGCGCAACAGATTCTACGCAGTAGACGTCGTCCGACTTCCACTGGAAGATAGCGACGACTGGATTGAAGTCAAGAAATCCCTCAGTGCCGGTGACCAGCGGCGCATCGAGTCGGCGGGGCTCAAGGCCCAGATGGTAGATGGCCGGGTGTTCCAGTTAATTGACTGGGCGTCCCACGATTTCGAGCGCGACATCATCTTCCTGGTCAACTGGAATCTGGTAGACAAGGACGGCAAGGAGATCAAGCTGAGCCTCGACGCGTTGAAGGCTCTCGACTTCGACACGTTTGACGAGATCAACAAGCTGATCCTCAAGCACATCGTGGAGACTGCTCAGGCAAAAAAGACGGAGCGGGAGGAGAAGACGAAGACCCAGACTCCCCCCGCCGAAGGGTCATCCGAACCGACATCGTAATCATGAAGTGGATGGGCTGGAGCTGGTCTGACCTCAATGAATGTCCAGAAGATCACCGCCTTGAAGTGATCGAGATGATCAATGAGGAACAAGAAAGATTAGAGGCTATCCGTAATGGCAGTTAATATCGGGGCCGTAGAAGCCATTCTCCAAGTACGTGATGCGATGTCGCCAGCGGTGATCTCTGCCGCTGAAAAAGTACTCCTACTGAAGAAGGAGATCGAGGCTCTCGGTACTGCGGCTGGCCCAGCCTTTAATAAGCTCAACGCTGAGCTTTACACCACTACTGACAGACTGGAGAAGCTGACCGGTCTGATGCTGCAGACGCCGGATAAGTATACCAAGGCGGCTCAGGCAACGGACAACATGACCAAGTCCACTGCCGAGTCAACCAAGAAGCTAACAGAACAAAGCGAGGCGGTACAGAAGAACGCGGACTACTTGGGCCAATTCGAGCGACTGGTAATCCGGATGGCCGAACGGATGGCCGTACTGTGGGTGGTGCGCGGCGCCTATGAGTTCGCTGAGAGTACAATCAAGAACGCAGAGGCGCTGGTAAGGCTGTCAGAGCAGACCGACCTGTCGATCGGCAAACTGCAGACTTTGCAGTTTGCCGCCAACGCCACCGAGGTTCCGTTCAATACCGTCACCGCCGCAGTCAATCACCTGGATAAAGCACTGGGTGAGTCCAAGTCATCGACCGTAGATGCACTACAGAACATCAACCTGTCGGTGGGTCAGCTGCTGGGCATGAACCCCGACGAGCGGTTCAGCGCGGTTGCCACAGCACTATCTCGCGTCACCGACAAGACAGAACTGGCATCGCTCGCAGTTAAATTGTTCGGCACCGATGCCGTTATCCCGCTGATTCAGAACTACGCTCAACTGGAGATTCAGGCCAAACAGACCCATAGTGTGATGTCAGACGAGGGCATCCACATTCTGGCCGACACCGGTAGAGCGTTCAAGGGTCTTGGTACCGACATCTATAACGCCGGTCGGGACATGATCGAATTCCTGGCGATCCTGTCTCAGCCAATGAAAAGCGATGGTGCTGGCTATTTCATTCAGTCATTGCTGCGGGGCACTGGGTATGGTGTATCCAGTCAGGGGTTGATTGGTAACCTTCCTGGAGCACTGCTGGGGGCACTGGCGGTAGGTGAATCAACCTACAAGAATCCGCCAGCCCCACGATTTGTAGGTCCATACGCCACCGGCCAGCAAGGCGGTGTCAGCCTTACCGGACCGTATGAAACCGGATATCAGGGTGGCAACATTGAGTCCAACACCAACACGATGCGTGGTTGGGACTTCATCATCAAGCAATCGAGCAATGACCTATCCACCCTGAACGGCGAGCAGTGGGCGTTCCTGGAAACGTTGCGGGCAATGAACATATTGACCGCTGACAACGCGGGCAAAATGGACATTGGGTCCACTGCGTTCAGACAATACATGGACTTGGTGAAGGAGTGGAACAAGGACACCACTAAGGCAGCTGCCGACCAACAGAAGGATCTGGATGCCACCCAGGCCAGTATCGCACGCACAGCGATATTGTGGGATGACTACTACGCAAACATCGATAAGGCATCGGGCAACGAGCACCAAGCTAGGCTGGACGCCATCGATACCTGGGAGGACCGCGAACTCAAGGTACTGAATAACAGCATCGACCACAACAAAAATTACTGGAATGAGTGGGAGGCCATCTACAACGCCGCCAACCAGCGGCGTACAGCATCGGAGGTAGCTTACTCCGAACTGGTCATCAATCGTACGAGAGCGATGGAGGTGTCCAACCAGCAGGCCATTGATAAGCAATTTGCCGGGATGTCGATGCTGGCAGCACTGCGCCAGCACATGATCGACCTCGGTATCGATCCCGGCCTCAACTCGGATGGAACATTGCCGGGGCTCACCACCGAACAAGGTGGAACCGGTACCATGACCGGCACCAGAGCCAATCCTCAATTGGCCATCGAGCAGCGATTGCAGCGGGCACTTGGTGCCCTCGATTTCGGTGCCACGATCGAGCGTGCGTTCGTCAGCGGTGGCATCTCACAGGCACTCGAATCGATCGGCGCCAAGCTGTCGCAGAAGATTGCGACGTCGATGAACAAGTACCTGTCTGACAGGTCCCAGATCAACGGCGGCGACAATTACGACGGGCACGTTGCTACCTTGGCCGGTGCTCAAGGTGCGATATCAGGTCTGGAAATCGCATCGGGCGGCGGCACTGCCGGTCACCAGTTCGCTCAGATGGGAATGTCGGCGGCCGGAACCGGCGTTTCGGCTGGCATCGCGGCTGGTAGCATTGGGGCTGGCATCGCGGTCGGTGCCACCACGATGGGTATCGGCGCGGCTGTGATCGGTGCCATCTACTGGTATCGGGCGACCCATCCACCGGAATGGCAGCAGCTGGGCGAGGCGCTTGGTCACGATCTTGGTGTTAACATCAGCGAGGAACTGGCCAAGAGCATTTCCGACAACGCTCACAATCTCCGTACTCCGGTACGGGCTCAGGTGCTGCGCCAGTTCGGCAGCGTGATTGAGGCGGCTGGCGGGATTGACGAGTCCAACGTTGAAGCCTTCACGGCTCGACTTGACGAGGTGTTCCACTTCGTACACGACGGAGCGTTGACCGCAGCCGAAGGCGTCCGTATCCTCAACCAGAACTTTCAGGCGCTGGTAGACGATAACACTGATGATCTGGGGCGGATCTCGGAGGGATTGCGCCGCATCATCAATGATGCCGAAGACGCTGGCATGAGTTCGCAGGCCATCAAGGACTGGCAAAAAGGTCAGACCTCGAGTGCGGCTTCTGGTATCAATGCACTACTGCTTAGTGGAGCTACTACCCCCGCTGGCTTGACTGATATGTCAAGTATGGCTCAGACCGG